TGGTATTTGGGTGACGATGGAGTTGTTTATAGGTGGTCTACTAGTACCGGTGCCTGGGTTCCAATTACTCCAGGAAGCAACCATCCATTTCGCATGGAGTAATAATGATAAAAAGTTTTAAAAAATTTTTATTAAGTGAAGAAGGTACAATTGGAGCTGATCCAAATAATGGAACACCGGTACAACCAACAGTTCCACCGGAACATCCACACCGAACTCCTGAATGGTATTCAAGGCAGTGGCAGGCAGCAGAGGAAATAGGAAGGGGTTGGGAGCAAATTGGAGAGTACGCAGCAGATCCAGAAAATTGGTTTGATTTGCATCCAATGCTTTGGCCACTTCAATTTCCACAATCAACAGGAAACGATGACATGATGCCTGTTGATTTGTCTCCGATCCCAAACTGGACAAATCAAAATCCAACAAATCCAACCGGAGCTCCAAGAGTGCCCAGTTACGGGCAACCAAGAAACCCTGACTTACCAGAATTTCCAATACCAATTCGTCCAGATTTGATAACTCCTGGATTTACTCCAAACCCAGATGTACACTTTGAATACCCGCCTGGCAGCGGAAATTGGTATTATTTGCCACAAGGACAATACCCAAACTGGTGGAAAGATATTCCATAAAAAAATTATGAAATCACTTGAAGATACAATCCGTGATCTTGCAAAAAAGAACAAAAATAAACCATCAGTTCTTTCTGAGCAATATAGAAAACAAAACGAAAATATAAATTTTATACCACAACAAAAAAATGATCCAAGAGATTATTTAATAGGAAACTTCAGGCCATCTAATACAGGTTTCAGATGAGACTTCCTAAAAGAGCTCCCCTCCCTCAGCAGTTTAAGTTTCCTGCTGAGGGATCTGCTTTACAGAACTTTGAGGACATAAATGCAAATCTTCCTCTGGTAAACGAAAATATATTGATTGATGAAGTTGATGAGTATTTTCAAAAACAGGTAATGAATCCATCTGAAACGATGGGAGCGGAATCCGAAAATTATTGGGGATCGGAATACCAAAAAAATGTATATGACGAATTCAAGATAAAGGACAAAATCTATGAAAGATTTATCCTGCAGAAGTATGGCTCCTATCAGAATTTTGCACTGTTAACCAGAGCAGGAGATTCGGAAAACGTGTTTGATCCCTTTACGGACTTTAAGTTTGACGTGACAATAATAACAAAAAACAAGTACTACAAGACAGACCATATATCACCATTTGAATTGATCAGGGAAAGCCTCTATGGAATATGCAGCGTGGATTATAGAAAGACCAACGGCCAGTCAGACAAGATAATAGGAACACTGTACAAGAAATACATCAATCCAGCAAACATAGAAGAAAGATCCAATTTCTTTTTTCCTTTGAGGGGAAACAGAATAGTTCTCTGGAACATGGTAAAACAAGATTGGTCCTCGTTTTACATGAGTAGGGTTGTTCGATTCGTCAGAGACGATTCTACCGGAATAGAATAATAAATATTCTAGATGGCATACAAGACAAAATACATTCCTGAAAATAAGCAAAAATACGTTGGTGATCCATCGAAGATTGTATGTAGGTCTTTATGGGAAAGATCTGTATGCAAATTTTGTGATCTAAACAAAAATGTCTTGAAGTGGTCATCGGAGGGAGTTGCAATACCTTACAACCATCCAATAAAAAATAAATTGGCAAACTACATTCCAGATTTCTTGATTCAAATAAAAACAGATTCCGGAATCGAATCCTGGCTGGTCGAGGTAAAACCCAACAAGCAGACTTACTTGAAAGAAAATGCATCCAAGAGAGACAGATTGACATGGGCCATAAACAATGCCAAGTGGAAAGCAGCCCAGAACTATTGCGAAAAAAACAAATTTACTTTCAAAATACTGACAGAGAAAGAACTATTTTCAAATGCCTCTTGACAACACAATAAATAGCCTGAAAAATTATTTCAATCTCCATCAGGGCATTCAACGTGCAAATAGATTTTCCATCAGTTTTTCTGGACTTCCTGAGCAAGTTAATAGATATCAGGATGTAGAATACGTGGCCGATGAGTTTTTGCTGAATCAGCGTGCAATTGACCATGTTGCGGACAACTTGACCGGTTATGGCGTTGGAAGACTGATACCCAGAAGGCAGAGATTTTCAAATGGAATGGCTCTTTCATTTCCAGTTGGAGGAGACAATAAAATTCTTTTGTTCATGAATGACTGGATGAATTCCATTTACAGTGGTGGTTTTTCAATAGGCCCAACAACCACAAAATTTACTCTGCAATACTATGACAATGTTGTATCTTCGGCAAGAATGACCGTGAATCTACTAGATTTAAACGGTAAAACAAAAACAAGATTCATTTTTAGTGAAATATTTCCAACCGAAATACTTCCTATCAAGCTAAGCAGCCTGGATCGTGACAAGTACATGAGCGTGAATGCTGTATTCAATTACAGAGAATTTAGATACGAAAGAACATAAGATGAAAATAATAGATGAGTTGAAAACATATTTTCCAACGTATGATTTTACTTTACCAATAAGCAAAAAATCAGGAACCTTTACGCCATTCAAGGTTAAGGATGCAAAAAATCTTGGAATAGTATTGCAGGAAAACAACAAAAAACTTGCATTTTCCGCAATGGTTGATTTGCTCAAGAACAATTCAAAAGGAATAGAGATAGAATCTCTTTGCTTAGCTGATGCAGAATATCTTTTTCTTCAGATACGCTCAAAGAGCATAGACGAGATAATAAACATAGTTTTTGAGAACAACAAATATTCTTTAAACATTGGCGATGTTCTCTGCATGAATGAAAAAACAAACAACAGAATAATATTTCTCAACGAAAGCATCAATGTAGAACTTGAGACGCCAACGATAAAAACGCTGATGTCATTGAGTTCATTTGAAAAAACAGATTTGCACAGGGCCATAATAAAAAAGATAATAATAAAAAATGAAATATATGATGCCCGAGTTTTTGTTCCCGATGAAATAAAGGAATTAATAGAAAACATGCCTTTGAAAATAATGTCAGTGTTCGATGAATTTTTGAATGAACAGCCAAAGCTTTTCTACAAAATAAAACTCAATGACGGGACCGACAAGGAGGTAAGCGGTCTTCTTGATTTTTTTATCTTGCGGTAAGATATTTTGATCTTACCGACTATTACAGATCAAACTTCAAGTTGATAAACAGCTTTTCTTGGTCATTGCAGGATCTTGAGAACATGTATGTCTGGGAAAGAGAAATATACATAAACATATTGTTGGAGCACATGGAAGAGGAAAAAATGAAGAATCTCCAAAATAATTACCAAGGAATTAGCCTATGAATGAAAACAACACTTTTTCAATAGATGTGGATTCGGAAAAGGCGGCTTTTTCGGAAATGCTTAATGCCAACATCCAGACCCAAAATGATTACAAGGTAAACTTTGAACCCAAATCATTTGACAGAATAACTTTGGGCCAGATACAAGAACTTGAAAGAAATCCACAGCAAATAGAACCAATGAGGTCAATGGTTGGTGTCGTAAATACCTACTCATATTCCAGCAAGCCAATTTCAATGGCCGAAAGTGCCCAAAGAGACATAACCCAACTTAACCTTGGTTCGGATACTCAATTGCACAAAACAATGAATACTATGAGCCAGCAGATGCAAAGCATAAACAACAAGTTGAACAGCAAGCAAGACATAAGAAGCAACGAAAAAACGGCAACAGAAGAAAGACCAACAAACACTCCAAAAAATTTGATGTTTGCCGACAGACTTGCAAGAGCCTCGCAAAGACCATCATGGGGATAAAAAAAGCCCCTTTCGGGGCTTTTTTCATTCGTTCTCCATTTCAGAAAAATACTTTAGAGGGTCTTTTTCTTCGACATCCTCTGGCACAACTGGAGAATCCTCGACATCATCTTCAATGCTCTTTGATGCATTGAACTGTGCTCTGATGTCGTCACCGGTGGACTTCTTGAAGCGTTCCTTCAACTCATCATAACTCTTAAATTCACTCTTCTCAACAAAGGGCTTTAGTGCATATTGCTTTTTCCAAAGTTCCTCAAGTTTCTTGTCATCACCACCGAGCAGGGGAGCTGGTGTTGCAAATTCGCTTCTATCGTAGTTTACGTATCCACCGACATTGCGAATCTTGATCTTGAAGTCAGCCCCAGTCCAAAAGTTGAATGGATCAACTGCAACCTCATCCTGATACTCTGGATGAGCAAGGCTCTGAATCTTCTGAAAAATCTTTGTGCCATACTGATAAAGGAAGTTCTTTCCTTTGTTTTCTGGATTTGCCGGATCTTCGATGACCAAGATATTTGAGATATAGGTAAGCTTGCGCTTGCGATTTCTGGCAATATTCTTGTCATCCTCAATACCACTGTTCCAGAGTTCGGTATTGGCTTCACACACAGGACACTTTTCTCCAATGGTTGTCGGACAATTCTCGTAGAACCATCCACCTTTTCCTTTAAAGGTGTGGCTATATACTGCGACAAATGGGCTGTCTTCACCTTGAATTTCTGGCAGGAAACGGATTACAGCATATCCGTTGCCAGACTTGTCAATTCCAGGTTTCCAAATACGTTCATCCTTATAGCTTTCCTTGGATGTGAGTTTGTCCAACTTTTCAGTTAGGGTTGCGATTGAATTTTTGCTCTTTTTCTTAAAATCTGAAAAACTTGCCATATTTTGTTCCCGAGGATCTACCTCGGCCTTTCGTGTTAGAGTATATATTAAATACAGTATCAGTCAATTGGTAATCTTGCTTTTTTTATTTTGTTTTTTATAAAATTTAACTGTTTTGCCTCTTCTTCAATTTTTTCAATTATTGGTTTTGAAAGAAGCTTGCCAGCGGTTGATGGCTCTATGCTCATCTCTTCCGCCAATTCCAGAATGCAATCCATAAAGGATAATTGAGTTTTTGTTACTCTTTCCAATACTTTATTGGAAAATTTTTCTTTGGCGGTGTCATCTATGTACATGATATCACTATAACCTTTTTAGAATAAAAATCAATAATTTAATACAACTAAATATTGTAGAACTATTTAGAGGACAATATGGCCGTAGACAACAACGAAAATCTTGTTATTGAAACTTCTGGACTTACAGCATCAGTTGCCACGGACGTGGCCCAGTTTGCTGGGGTAACTGCACATTTTCAATTGATAAAATTGGCATATGGTGTCACGGGCGCAGCCACAGTTGTGTCCAGCGCAGCTCCACTTCCCGTAACAATTGCAACTGGCTTGACGGCCACAGTATCTGGTTTTACTGGAACCATGACCGTTCAAGGTGCTGGTGGTGGCGCGGTATCGGTCAGTGGAACCGTAAATGCAGTTGGAGTAAGCGGTTCTCCAGTATATGTTTCTACGCAATCTGGAACTAGAGTAGAAGTTACCGGTGGTAGAGCTATTGGAAAATCAACCGACTCTGTTTCTGTTTGGGGTCCAAATGGTCTTACGTACATTTATGCACATTTGGTAACTTCTTCTGGTACCGGTTTAGGTGTATCTGGAGACTCGTTGAAGGTTTCTGTGGTTGGTGCTACAATAAACGCCACAGTAGGAACAACTTTATCAGTTCAAGGTTTTACTGGCGCGTATCCAATAGCAATAAATGACACAAATATTTTAACAGGCATAACTGCAGTATACGGACAAATTGTTGGTCTAAGAAGTGATTTTACATCCTTGGGTGTTGGTAGACCATCAACATTTAAGACAGGAAAATTGACCGTTACCAGCGCATCTGTTGGTCAAATGGACAGTGCTGGATACACCTCGACTGCAGCCATAAATGTAAAAGCTCTATCAACAAACACAGACTTTGTTTATATTGGAAACACATCTGGATTAATAGGCTCTTCATTTGGTTATGCTCTAGATCCTGGTGAAAGCGTAGATTTGAACGTAATCAATACAAATACCATATACGCAATTTCAAACACCGGAACCCAAGTATTGGTTTACCTAGCAACATAAAATGTTTTCGTATACTTTAAATGAAGTAAAGAGAATAAAAAATTATGGTATTTCAATAAATGGAAGTACCTATGATCCTATTTTTACAAAAGGATTTTTAAATAGCAGCCCAAATGTATCAATAGTTGGAACTAGTTGTTACATAGATTACTCCAATACCACAAATATTTCTGATCTTACTTTTTTGAAAAAGTTTTTTGCGGTGTCTCCGGTGGGTACAACTTTTTCCTTGTCACAGGGTGATTATTATGATGAAGGAAAAGATGTTAGATTGGATATTTCTGGAGTATTTTCAAAGGTGTCTTCTTTAAATGACGACAAGTTAATAGTAGGCGGCATCGTATCTGGATTTACATATACCGCAAATTACTCTTACTTTAATAAAAACAACTTTGTTAAAATTCCTCAATATACTACCGGGTATACTGGAGGAGCCACAGCCGCAAACTACATATTGAACAATTTAGCATCAAATCCAGAAAAATCTTTTATAAATGCTGGTTTGATAGGAAGCTCTTTTGGCAAAGAAGAATACATTGAAATACTGGAATCTGCTTCAAACAAAGGAAAATTAAAAGTAAATTCTGCAGTAATTCTAAAGGACAATAAAGAACTTGTATATTTGAATTCTTCTCTTTCAAATGAAAACTTGGGAACCACTTACTCCAACTGCGTAATGTACGTAAGAGGAAATTCAAATCCTATAGTTCTAAACTACACCAGAAAAGAATTGGGTTGTTATGTCGTGTACGACAACAATGGAAATCAATTAAGTTGTTTTGAAAACCAAAACAGATTGCAGGCATTTTTGCGTTCTCAAGCTGAAGATGAATCTTATTCTGCATATTGGGTTCCGTGTCTTGATTGTTCACGGCTTTCGGACAACGCAATAAACGCAGCAACATCAGATAGATCCCTTTATTTTGATGCGTCAGTATTCTTTTACGTAACTGAACAATCTTTCGTGTCTTTGAATAATTCTGCCCAATATCAAATAGAGTATTCATACACTTTGCTTTCCAATGCAAATGGAAATGGAACAGCACTACCAACATCAGAAATAGAATTTAGCATTGATTATGGATTTAAATTGGATTTGAGCCATCCTTCATTAAAGCAATTTACTGTTGAATCTTATTCAGATCCTTCAAAATCTGTTCCAATGACCGAACACATATTTGAAATGGGTTTGCCCGGATATGACCAAGCAGGATTAATTTATCAAAAAACAGATACAAGTCCAAAAATAATATATTTGGAATTTTCTGGGCCAACTACGTTTAATGTTATTATAAAAGTTCAATAAAAAAAACTCCACCAATCGGTGGAGTTTTTTAAAAGTTTTAAAACTTTTTATCGAGAACGATTGCGTTGCATTCTATAATGCGTGCGACCATTGCGGCTTTCGCGAACTACGGTATAGTTCATCTCAAATCTATCAAATGCCTCGCGAAGATCGTGCATTGTTGCACGGATGTTCTGCACGCGGAACAGCTTTCTGGCCATTCCTGCAGTCAACGGTGAACCATTACGCATGTAATCAAACACTCTCTGAATCTTTGTCGGACGATCAACAGTAGTAATTTCCATATAACTTTCCTTTCTTAAGAAGTTGCTATATACTAGCACCCAATACTTGACTGTCAAGCAATTCCCTAAATAATGTTGACTGAGGAGGCTGCTATGGCAAAGACCGACCATCAGTTTGTAAGATTTGTGAAAAATCATCTTGCAGAATACGGAATGAAACTTGTCATAGGACGTGGAAAATTTGTAAATTCCGGAAATTCTCGTTGTGAGGGTTATTTTAGTGAATCCGAAAAAATTATTCGCATAGCCGGGGATAATCAATATTTTTTCCAAACTTTGGTGCATGAATACGCACATTTTTTACAGTATATCAATCAAGTTAAAATTTATACAAAGTCTGATAAAGCTGGAGTTATTGTAGAAAATTGGTTTTCTGGAAAAAATTATGATCCAAAGACACTAAAACGAGCATTTTTGCTTGTTAGAGCAATGGAAAGAGACTGCGAAAAACGAGCAGTAAAGTTAATTGATAAATTTGCCCTTAACATTGACAAAAAGTTATATGTAAAAAGAGCACATTGTTATATTTACAGCCATTTTATGATGGAAAAAACACGTAAATATGGTACTTACAGAAAAAGTCCATACTTTAGCAAAAATGTTCTCAAGATAATGCCATCAAACATGGCTGTTCTTAGCCACATATCAATCCCACCAAAAGTTTATTCAATGCTTGAATCTTTTACGATCTGAGATTTTAGGTATTTTGGAGTAAACTTTACGATTTCATTGTTTCCATATGGCCATCTGTCATCATTTGACAGAAATCCATAATGTATCAACGCATCTA